AAGAGATAAAAAGTGGATAAAGTATACATAACAAAACAAGAAATGTACGAAGGCATCGAGAAAGAAGCTAAAAAATTAAAATCAGGTGATAATGGTCCTATATTAACTATATTACTATGGATATGGATTTTATGGGCATTAGTATTTTTAGTAATTCCTGCTTTTATATCCTTAGTATTACTATTTGTAATATATGCGCCGTTCTTTATTGTAGATAAAAAAATTCTTAAAAGGAGAAACAATGGGTAAGTTAAGTGAAGCATGGGTAAATGCAGCATTTCAAGAAGCAGATTTGTCTAATTCTAAATTAGATAAATTTCATAATAAAATATACGGGGCAGCATCTCCCAGACTACTGGCATTAATTAATAATTTATGTGCTGCAGATAATGTAAATTATCTTGACTTAGGATCTTATAGAGGTGCTACATTATTAGCAGCTACTATGGGAAACCCTACTGCTACTGCTGTTGGTGTAGAAAACTATAGTTATGAACAAACAGAAATACGTCCAAACGAACCTGATGGACCTGGAGGTATTTGGGAGGGTATGAAAAACGAACTATCATACCATATTAATCGACACAATAAAGAAACACCAGATATTAATCCCGAAGCAACTACCTTAGTAGAAGGTGATTTTGCAGAAGTAGATTATTCTAAATTTCCTAAATTTAATCTATGTTTTATGGACATTTTCCCAAATAGTCCTGACACTTATGATACTTTTTTTGAAAAAGTATTACCCCATTTATCACATGAGTCAGTAGTTATATTTGCAGGAGTATCTGATCAAGACAAAATGGAAATAATTAATAAAGCATTGCTAAGACATCAAGATAAATTTACAGAACAATATGAAGTTATAAGAATAACTCATAGTATGGCTAATCACAAACATTATTATAACGGTATTAGACTTATGGGATTAAAAAAGAAACTCATATCAACAGTAAAAAAAGCTGTCACGCCTAAAAAAGTTGCAACACCTAAAAAAGAGGCTTAGATGAAAAAGAAATCAGTAATAAGTTTAATAAGCTATGATGCAGCTTATTTACCAGAAAGTGTTTCTAAGTATTATAATTATGTAGATGAAATTATTTTAGGTCTTGATAAGAATAGAACTACATGGAGTGGTAATAGTTTTTCTTTTGATGAAAAACAATTATGGGCAGATTTAAGTGCTATTGATGGAGATTCTAAAATTTCTATTATAGAAGAAGATTTTGTAAAAAGTAAAGTAGCTATTGAAAATGATAACTACGAGAGAAATTTTCTTAAATCACAATGTACTAATGAATGGATTTTTAGTATAGATGCAGATGAATACTTAGTTAATGCAAAAGACTTTTTTTATAATTATTGTCCTCTTGTAGAGCGTTATTATAATAAAGTAGATATTTGTATGACATGGGCTACTCCTTATAAAACTATTGATAATACTACCTTAGTTATTGCTAATGAAGATGGAACACCTTTTTTTGGAGAAAATCAAGGTATGGCAACTTCAAATGATAGTACTTTTACTTATGCCCGCTGGACAGATAAAAGTGCTGCAGGTGTAAATAGAATAATGTCTCCTTTAGTAGCTATACATTGGAGTCTGTGTAGAGACAGAGATGCACTACATGAGAAGATTAATAATATAGGACATTCTGATCTGGTTGAAAATGATCCTTTTTATCAGATCTGGGATCAAGTAACTATGGATAATTATCATGAGTTACATAATTTTAAATCATCAGGACTTGGTGAAGCCCAATGGCCTATACTTAGAGCTGTAGATAATAATGCAGTAACAAACTATATAGAGCAACACTTAGATAGAGCATACTAATATGATTATTGATTTTGTAGGAAAATTCTATGATAACCACTCGCTTTCTATTATTAATAGAAATTTAGTTATTCAACTTACTACTATTTATCCCGATTGGGAAATATCTATTACACCTTTAGATAGTTATGATCCTGAATATAAAATAGATAAAGATATAATAAAACAACTAAAAGTACTTGAAAAAGCTGAGACAAGTGAACCTGATATACAAATAAGACATTCATACCCTCCAATATGGCAATGGCCTGCAAGTGATAGAACTAAAGTTGTATATATACAACCATGGGAGTATACCAAAGTACCTTTTGAATGGCAGTATAAATTTGAGACTTTTGCGGATGCATTGATTGTTCCAAGTAATTATGTTGCTAAAGTGTTTGCAAATGGAGGACTTAAACCTGAAAAGTTATTTGTAGTAGCTAATGGCTATAATAAAGAATTATTTAATACTAATGACGATAATTCAGATAGTAAATATGTAAATAAAGATAATTTTAATTTTGTATATGTAGGTAATTCTCAATGGAGAAAAGGTCTTGATATTCTTATAAATGCGTGGAAAGATGCTTTTAAAAAATTTGATAAAGCATGTTTAGTAATTAAAGATAATCCTAAAATATATGGACAAAGTAATATACTTAATGAAATTATAAAAATGCAATATAAAACAGGATGTTCTGATGTAGTATACATTGATGAAGATTTATCTGATAAAGAAATGGCTGCATTATTTAAAGCATCTGATGTTGTAGTACATCCTTATAGAGCAGAAGGTTTTGGTATGCATGTACAAGAAGCAATGGCTTGTGGTTGTGTACCGATAGTATCTGCTGATGGACCTACAGATGATTTTGTAACTAATGAAAATGGTTTTATACTGCCTATAGAACGAAGATCTGTAAATATTACAGATTCAAATGTATTTGCAATGAAACCTGGAGATGCTATGACAGGTATGAGTACTCATACTTTTTATAATGAACCAAATGCAGAATCATTAAAAAATGGTATTAAAATGATATACCATTCACATAATAAAGAAGAAGAAGTTTATTCTAAAAAAGATGCTATGAATATGATAAATACATGGGAAAAAATAACAAAAGATTATGGTAATGCGCTAGAAGATATTAAAGTAAGAAACAATATTGTTAGACATTGACTTTTTAGTAGTTTATATTATTATTGTATTAAAAGGAGAATATTATGGACGATTTAGATAAGTTTTTTGCTGAACTCGAAACAGAAATACAAAATACACAACTACCTACAGATCCACAAAGAACATCATTAGATAGAAAAATTATTGATGATTTTCATGGTAATGTCCCAATATTTAATGAAGAAGTTAGTGGACAACTGCCCACTATTACTCCTAAAGCTCAAATATATATTACAGACGTTTTAGAACAAGGACAGTATTTTAGATTTGCAGTAGACGGTGGAGGTTGTTCTGGTTTTAATTATGCTTTTGATGTAGAAACGCATCCTAAAAAAGATGATATACAATTTTCAGATAATCCACCATCAGTTATTGACTCTGTTAGTTTAAAATATTTATATGGAAGTATTATAGATTTAGATACATCAGGATTGAGTAAACAACTAAAAGTAGAAAATCCAGGAGCTAAAGCTAGTTGTGGTTGTGGTACAAGTTTTGCTTTTGATGAGTCTATGTTATTAGAAACAGGAATGTTATGAAGTATAAAGAAATAGCAACTGAAAGTGGATTACCGTGGTTAGATCTTGATATAGATATGCCGCACGAAGATATGTTGAAAGAAGCTATTGCTTTAAAAGATACTTTTGTTAAACATAGGGATGAAGACAGTGGGTATGGAGGTTATAGGCATAAAGGTTGGAGAAGTCTGTGTATTCATGGAATTGATCCTTTTAAAACTAATCATTTTACACAATATGGCTATAATAGTCATGAAGAAACTCCCTATGATTGGACAGAGATATGTGCAAGATGCCCTATAACTCATGAATTTTTTAAATACTATTTTCCCTTTGATACTTATTTTAGAGTGCGTTTTATGCTTCTAGAACCACAAGGTTTTATTACTCCGCATACAGATTCAGATGAACATAGATTAGCCCCTATAAATATTGCATTAAATAATCCTGAAGGTTGTAAATTTAAAATGAAAGATCATAAAGGATTTTTACCGTTTGCCCCAGGAAAAGCATTATTATTAGATGTGGGTAATACACATGCTGTGTATAATAATAGTGATGAAGATAGATACCATATAATAGTACATGGTAAAATAACAAAAGAATTTAAAGAGTTGGTAGAGCATAGTTATGCGAAAAATGGGCCTAAATAAAAACTATGTAGTTGCAATATTTGATGATCCTAAGTTTGCATCAAGAAATATGACTATACAACAAAAACGTAAAGAGATTACAGAATTTTTTACAAGATTTAAGTACTTTGGTCCCATAATCTATGGAAACTCTGTAAATGAAGTATTAGATAAAGCTTTAGAACATGATGTAGACTATTGTATAGTTCAAGCAGTAGGTCATATAGTACGAGAGGGTTCTTTTTTTAAAATTATAGAAAAATGGATGGATAAGAAAAACTTCTTTGTTACAGGTCATATTATGGATAAAGAAACTCCTAATAGTAACTGGGCAGAAGGTAATGGGTATTATGGACTACATAAACAGTGTATATTAGTTAATTTAAAATATTATGAAAAATTTGACAAACCTGTATGGGGTGAAGCAAAACATAAAATAGATAAACCAGAACATTTAGCAGCCGCTAATAGGCATGTTAAAGACATACACGATGATTATACTCCTTTGGCTTTAATGCCTACAGAAGAAACTAAAGTATGTACGCCATTAGTAGATGGTTGGAATTTTATAAACACAAGTTTAGAAAATGGATTAACTGTATATAATTTTCATCCTAAAGTTAGAGATGCAAAAGAATTTGTATATCCTACCAGTAGTATACAAGATCTACAAACTCAACTGTCATGGGTAAATAACATAGTAAACTATGCACCACAATGTGTATTTTTATGGAATACTGAAACATATTTAGATTTAAAATATTGTAAAATACAAGAACCAGTTAGACATTTATACACATTAGCAGCCAGTTTTAAACCTCATATTATATTAAATACTTTTAATTTTGAAGATGATGCAATTGTTAACTTTTATGACTATAGTAAACCAGCATTAGCATATAAAAAAATGATGTTAACTCAATGGAATGGAGAAGATTATCCTTCATTTATAAATTGGGCAAGAAAAAAATATCAATTTAATGAAACGCACGGTACTCTTACAGAAAATGAAACAGATGATTTCTTATGGAAAAGAGAAATATCTTGGTGGGGCGGAGAAGATATTATTAAAGAACATTGGAAAAGATATAAAAAATTAAAACATACTTGGACTCATGTTGATATTTCAAAAGATTGTACACCTATAACTAATAAAATTGTAAATGAGCCTGGTAGTGTTATATGGTGGAGTAATGCTTTTCATACAGTAAATGCTCACTATCTTCACGGATTAAAAGGTGTTACAGAAAGTTATAATAATTGGATAAAAGAAATTAAAACAAATAATCCTGATATGTGGATACTTGGTAAAGATTTCTTAGATAGACCTATAGAAGGAGGTCAAATAAAAGATTATGTTATTAAAAGCTAAAACAAGATTAGAGTTTGATAATAGCTGGGTTAGACAATTAAAATTTGTAGAACATACAGATCAAGATCTTGCAGGACATGTAGATGCTATATCTATAAAAAGTGAATCAGGTAGTGTATTTGATTTTTATAGATCTAACCCTTTAGAGAATCCTGATGATTTTAAATATACTGCTTTATATGATAAAATACCACAAGTTAAAAAGTTAGTAGATTATTTTCAACTACAAACTACCAGAGTACGTATACATAGACAACTTCCAGGTCAAGAAATACCTTTACATACTGATGGTAATAATACGGCAGTGAAAGATAAAAATGATTACATGATTAGAAGTATTACTGCACTAACAGCTAGTAAAGATTTTACATATAAATTCATAGACACAGAGAAGAAACGTAGAGTTCAATGGCTAAAACAAGGAGAAACAATATTTTTTGATCCTGATTTAGTAGCTCATGGAATGTTAAATGAGTCAACTACAGAAACTAGATATGCATTGGTACAGATATTTAAGTTATACCCAGTCACAGCTTGGGCAAGAGATTTTATAAGTACCGAAAAAGTAGTAACAATATGAATATAGACTTTGGTACAGCATTTCATAAACCAAATGGTAATGCAGTAAAAGTAACTATTAATGAATTTAGAGATAAACTATATTTGCACATAAGAGATTATACAATGGATGGAGATACAGGACAATGGTTTCCTACTAAGACAGGATTTTCTATTCCAGCAGACGAAGTTAGCTCTTTAATACCTTTATTAAATGATGCAGCAGAAGCAGTAGCTCAAAGGTACATATGGAATAATCAATTAGAATTGGAATTTGAAGAAGTGGAGAATGAATATGAGTATTAAAGCTTGGAATGATGAGCAAGAAGCTGAATTAACTAGGCTTTATCTTGAAGAAGAAATTAAAGATGTACATGAATTAGCATCTATATTTGAAAAAGGATATAGAAGTGTTATAAGTAAATTAGTACAGCTTAAAATATATGAAAAACCTGAATTAGACGAAGAAGATAAGTCATTAACTGTTAAAGTTATGCTAAGAGAGTTAGAAGAGATTCTGGGTGTAGAAGTGGTAGGGACTAATTTAAATAAAAAAGAAAATTTAAGTAAGTTATTAGAAGCTATCAAAAAGAAGATTGGATAATGGGAACACTTAAACCAGGTGTACCATTAACATATGAACGAGTAGATGGTGTCGTGTATGGTAGATACCAAGGAACAACAGATAGATTTAAAATTGGAGAAGATATGAGACCAATATCACCAAATGATATAAGACCGGAACCACAAACAATTGGTTGGGACTCTGCTGCTGGACATGGCCATAACCAATACTACACAAAAGAAGAAATTGAAAATCTAGGTTTTAAAGTAACAATGGAACGTCAAGAAGATGGTGGGATATGTATTGGGCCTAAAACAAGTGTCTATAAGTTTAGTGAAGACAAACTGATAGAAGAGTTTACAGACTATATTGATAGTACTTATGCATCACACTATAATATCAATAAGATTCAATCTATGGAAAATATTATAGATAAAGGTCATGGCACTGGATTCTGCATGGGAAATGTAGATAAATATGCAAGTAGATATTTAAATAAAGGTACGAGAGATGATGCTCGTAAAGATTTAATGAAGGTGTTACACTATGCACTTCTTCAACTATACATACATGATAATAACTTATAAGGACTAATCATGAAATATATCGTAGATATTGATGGTACTATCTGTCGTGCACATCAATTGCCCAGTGGTAAATGGGATTATGAAAATCATACACCTATTGACGGAAGAATCACTAGAATAAACAAGCTATATGAAGAGGGTCACACTATTAAATATATGACTGCAAGAGGAGCAGTTAGTGGTGT